AGCTAAGATATTAGACCGCCTGGACAAGAGAAAACGGGAAGGCCTTACAACCCCGAAGCAGATCCGCTTCCTGGAGGGAAAAGGATTCCAGCATGTCGGCACCTGGCAGTTTGAAAAGGCGAAGAACCTGATCGACCGCATAGCGGCAAATGGCTGGCGAGTCCCAATGGACATAGATCCTGGAACGTATAAAGGAGTATAAAAATGGAACAGAGAACGAGTCTGACGGAGATCATAGAATACATAAATCCCGGTGACCTGAACTACCAGGAATGGATCAATGTCGGGATGGCGTTGAAACAGGAAGGTTATTCCATGGACTGCTGGGACGCATGGAGCCGCAGGGATTCTGGACGCTATCATGCAGGGGAATGTGCAAAAAAATGGAAAAGCTTCTCAGGCTCTTCTTCTCCTGTGACCGGCGGGACCATCGTACAGATGGCATTGGATCATGGATGGGTTCCGGAACGAGGCCATGAACTGGAATGGGATGACATGATCCAGAACGATGACCATGTCATCGTGAATAAAGAGTGGCTGGAGGGAATGGAACTGCAGGAACCGCAGGAATGGAACCCGGCTGCAGAACTTGTCCGTTACATTGAAACACTATTTGAGGCAGGGGACAATGTCGGTTATGTGACTGGCAGCTGGGAGCAGAAAGACGAAAAAGGGACACGCTGGCTTCCACAGAAGGGCAGCTGGGACCGTACGGCAGGGCAGCTGATTGAACAGCTGAACGGATGCCAGGGGGACATCGGGGCAGTACTTGGGGATTATAACCCGGAGGCAGGAGCGTGGATCCGTTTCAACCCATTGGATGGAAACGGATGCAAGAACACAAATGTCACAGAATACCGCTATGCATTAGTGGAATCAGACCATATGGAGATTGAAAAGCAGAATGCCATTTTAAGGGAACTGGAGCTTCCAATCGCATGCCTGGTATTTTCAGGGGGCAAAAGTCTCCATGCAATCGTAAAAGTGGATGCTACGGACTGCAACGAATACCGGAAAAGGGTTGACTATCTTTATGAAGTCTGCCAGAAAAACGGGATTGTCGTGGACACACAGAACCGGAACCCTTCCAGGCTTTCCAGGATGCCCGGAGTGATGCGAAATGGAAAGAAACAGTTCCTGGTTGACACCAACATCGGAAAAGCATCCTGGAATGAATGGTATGAGTGGATCGAGGGAATTAATGATGACCTTCCAGAGCCAGAAGGCCTGGGCGATGTATGGGATAACCTACCGGATCTTTCGCCATGTCTGATTGAAGGCATCCTGAGAAAAGGACATAAGATGCTGATCGCAGGACCGTCAAAAGCAGGGAAATCTTTCTTACAGATTGAGTTGTGCGTGGCGATTGCAGAGGGGAAGAAGTGGCTGAAATGGGACTGTGCACAGGGAAAAGTGCTGTATGTCAACCTGGAACTTGACCGGGCAAGCTGTCTGCACCGTTTCAAAGATGTGTATACAGCTATGGGTATAGAACAGCCACAATACCTGCAGAACATTGATATCTGGAACCTGAGAGGTAAGTCGATCCCTATGGATAAGCTGGCACCAAAACTGATCCGGAGGGCTGCGAAAAAGGACTATGTTGCCATCATCATTGATCCGATCTACAAGGTCATCACAGGAGATGAGAACAGTGCGGATCAGATGGCGAACTTCTGTAACCAGTTTGACAAAGTATGTACAGAACTTGGCTGTGCAGTAATCTATTGCCACCACCACAGCAAAGGAAGCCAGGGCGGTAAGAAGTCCATGGACCGTGCTTCCGGTTCGGGTGTATTTGCCAGGGATCCAGATGCATTGCTGGACCTGATCGAACTGGAGCCAACCGAAGCATTGATGCAGCAGGAAGAAAACAAGGCGATTTGTAACGCCTGCAAGATGTACCTGGACAGCCGTTTTGCATGGCAGGATGATTTATCACAGGATGATCTTCTGAGCTGCAATGCAATGTGGAATTACTGCGAAAACAATCTGGACAAATGGCAGATGATCGCACTGAGCAGCATGGTAGAGAAAGAAAAGGCAAAAGTAAGGAGCAAGACAGCCTGGAGAATTGAGGGGACGCTTCGAGAGTTCCCAAAGTTTGAACCGGTCAATCTCTGGTTTGATTATCCAGTGCACCGCCTGGATGAGATTGGAAGCCTGAAAGATCTCCAGCTTGAGGCACAGGATCCGCCATGGAAAAAGGGAACCAAGAGCAATAAAAAGAACGCAGCAACGAGAAAAGCAGACCGGAAAAAAGCCCTGGAAACGGCATTGGAGGGAAGCAACTTTGGAGACGAACCGACAGTAAGTGATGTCGCAGATTATCTTGGCGTATCCGTAAGGACGGCGAGGGATCGTATAAATGAGCATGGTGATTATGTCATTGAAGACGGAATCGTAAGAAAGAAGAGCGGAGGGGAAGGCTGAAAGTTTAGGCTTCCCCGCAAAGTGGAAAAGTGAGGGAAAGACTGAAAATAAGACTTCCCCTCCGAGGGTGGATGTTGCGGGAAAGACTGCTTTTTCAGTCTTCCCCCTGTTGCGGGGAAGACACATATATACTACGTATATATATTCGGGTTCCCCCTCACGGTGTCACGGGGGTAGGAGAGGGACGGGCCTTAGGGCTGCCCGGCCCCGTCTCCCTTCCCCCTCCCCGATGACAAGGGCACGGACAAAGAAAAAATGAAATTTAAGACTTTAAAGAGGTGAAGTGATAATGATTCAATTTTTTATGCCAATGGAACCGCCGACCGTAACACACCAGGAACATAAAGTTTCTGTGGTCAATGGCAAACCAGTGTTCTATGACCCGCCGGAATTAAAAAGAGCCAGACAGAAGATCATCGGACATCTGTGCAAGTATAAACTGGTAGACATGGAACCGTACCAGGAAGGTGTGAGACTGGTGACAAAGTGGTGCTTCGCACAGGGAGAAAAACATAAGGACGGAGAATACCGGATCACAAAGCCGGATACCGACAATCTCCAGAAGCTGCTGAAAGACTGTATGACAACCGTAGGATTCTGGGAAGATGATGCACTGGTAGCCTCAGAGATAGCCGAGAAGTTCTGGGCACGTATCCCTGGGATCTATATCCGGATTGAGGAGCTGCCATGACAGCGGCAGAAAAACAACAGCATTACCAGATCACAGTGGACTGTTGGAGATTGCTGCTGAAATACCAGGAACCGGTATCAGCACAGGAATACTGGGAGCGGCTTGTAGAAGACGCCAGGAAGATAGCAGAACGGTACGAGCATCTTCGTTTTGCAGAAAAGACAATCCTGGCTGTCTTAGAAGAAATAGATCGGATTTGGAGGAAGAACAGTGGAGAGATTAACAACCGCATATGAGCGGATTTTGGTAGCTGGAAGTGCAGAAATGCAATACGTGGCAAACGCATCAGATCTGGAGGTAGAAAGCAGATTAAGGGCATACGAAGACGCAGAGGAAGAGGGCAGATTGTTTGTTGTGCCGTGTAAACCAGGTGATGAGATTGTTGAGGTTGAATTTCCTGAATGGGATTGTTACATCTGCGGATTTATCGTCCAGGATGTCTCAGCGAAACAGGTCAAGTATGCAGATGAATGGGCTGACTGGGATGCCCTTTATCTGTACACGGACGAAAAAGAAGCACGAGCGAAAGCAGAGCAGCTGCTCCGCCAGAGGAACCGTCTGAAATCCAGATGGATCCCGGTAACAGAGAGACTGCCGGAAAATGATGATTATGTGCTGATGTCGTTTGAAAATTTTTCTCTTCCATTGGTTGGGAGATACGTGGACGATGAAAAATTAGGTGGTGCATGGTATCTGGGGGATTGCTTCGACGAAGATACCTGTCTGGCAAATGACCTGTTCGTCAATGCCTGGATGCCGCTGCCAGAACCATACAGGGAGGATGAAGAAGATGGGAAATGACAAGAACTGTAACACATGCAGATACCACGACAGCAGAGGGATCTGTGTGTGCCCGAAGAGTGAAGAGTTCAGAGATGTTACAGTGAACGCATACTGCTGTGGACAATACGAAAGAAGCTGGAAAAAAGCCATGGTTGAGGCGTTCATGAAAGGGGCGAGAAGATGAGCGATGAAAGCAGCTGGGAAGAACGCCAAACGGCGGGCACATTGTGTGTCCGGTATGCGAAGAAAGAGTATTGACCAAAAAAGGAGAACAGACAATGAAAGCAAGAACAATCAGAGAAACAGAGTACACATGGGAGCAGATCGAGGAGATCCTGGCAGCAGGTAAGGCAAGAGAAACATTCGGAGAAGATGGACAGATCACAGTCCAGGTCGAAGGAATTGGAACGGCCCTGTTGAATATTCTGGACTACGACAAGGACAAGGCTGCGGATCCAGACATGCGAACGATGACATTACAGTTCGCAGATCTTCCGTTCGATGAAATGCCATTCGATGAAAACGGCTGCAACAAATGGGAGGCGTCCAGCATTCGCAGAAACATGAACAGCATCGCCTTCAAGGAGAGATTCGAGGAAGGGTTCAGAAGACTCCTGGTTCCTGTGCTGAAGGAGAACGGAGACAGAGAGGCAACACTGGATACGTTCTTCCTTCTGTCCGTGGAAGAAATGAAGGACAAAGAAAAGAAGTACCAGCGGTTCAGATCAGAACGCGACTGCGTGAAAGTCAATCCGGAGCAGGAGACAGACTGGCACTGGACGAGATCTGCGAGAAGAGGCAACGCGAACGGTACGTGGAATGTGTACGCGTCCGGCAACGTCAATAACGGCTACACCGCAGTGTACAGCTTTCGCTTCGCCCCGGCTTGCGTCATCGGAGCGAAAGCAATCAAATAATCAGTGCCCGCCACGCAGGGCACAGGAGATCGAAAGGGGCGGGAAGATGAGCGATGAAAGCAGCAGAAAAAAATGTAAAACGTAAAGCACATTATGATCATCTGGAGCAGAGTGTTGATGCTGATGCAGCCAGAAGATTCCATGAACCAGCCGCAGTAAAGAGCAAGATGACAAAACTGGCATCAGTCAAAATTATAGAACATTACATAGAACACACCGATGATGAAGACGGTGAAATCCTGGAAATAATAGCAAGGAAATGCATGAGGGGAGGCGATGCCGGTGGAGATCAGAAAGCGAGATATGAAGCTGAGCGATCATAATATCTCAAGAGACAAATACAATGAGCTGAAATACTTCTGTTTGCAATACTGGCAGAAAAAGCAGGAGATTGACAGGAACTATGGCATAGACGGTTTTAGTCAGGACGGGATGCCGAGAGGAACGTCGAGCAGCAACCCAACGGAGAAAAAGGCGTTGCGGATTGCACAGCTTAAGCGTGACACGGAGCTGATCGATCAGACTGCGATGGAAGCGGATGCAGAAATATATCCGTGGATTCTGAAGAATGTGACGTCTGGTGTGCCGTATGAATACATGGATGTGCCGATGGGGCGTAGAAAATTTTATGAGGCGAGAAGATACTTTTTCTTTCTTCTGGCACAAAAAAGATAAAAATTTTTAAAAGTGGGTAACTAAGAGGGGGTACTTTCGTGTTTTAATGGTATCATCGGTTGGTTGAAAAACTGATGCTGACATGGTTGTTACATTTACCTCCAAGTATTTTGGCAACTGCCGGGTCTCAACAGCCCGGCAGCATTGGAACATAGCTCAGTCGGTGAGAGCAGCTGGCTTATACCAGTGTTGTCGAAGGTTCGAGTCCTTCTGTTCCGATTTCCCTGATGGGGACATATAAGAATCCTTTCTCAAAAAGAATACTACATTTTCCACAAGAAGACATCTGGCAATGCTGGGTGTCTTTTTGTGTACAGCAAAAGGCAGGTGAGACGAATGGCAAGAAATATGCAGAGTTACGAGAATTTGCAGCACCGTATCTATGAGGGCGTTGGAGAGTATGGAATACCGCTGTTAGAACCTACAAAGTTTGAAAAATGTGAATTCATAGGATTCAACTATTGCAGAACATGTAAGGAAAAGGCAGGGAAAGGCGTACATTTCTTCCTGGATGACTGCCAGTTCAATCGTCTCTGGAACCAGCCAAACAGATACCTGCCGATCTTACAGCAGTTCCGATATGTAATGACACCGGATTTTTCTATGTATACAGATTTTCCGAAAATCATTCAAATCTACAACCATTACCGAAAACACTGGATCGGAGCGTATTTACAGGAAAACGGAGTGGATGTAATACCAACTATAAGCTGGAGCACACCGGATAGCTATGAATGGTGCTTCGACGGAGAACCTACAAATGGAACAGTAGCTGTATCCAGTGTTGGAACACAGAAGAACAAGAAAGCAAAGGAATTATTCATACAGGGATATCGGGAGATGGTAAGAAGACTGGAACCGGAGACCATTATTTTTTACGGAAATATACCAGAAGAATGTATGGGAAATATCGTACATATTCGGGCATTTCAGGAGAAATTCAAGGAGGCAAAATGTAATGGGTGGTAGAGGTGCTGCCAGTGGTGCAGCGAATGGAATGGCATTAGGGCGAAAGATGAGTGTTTCAAAGTTTTTAGAAAATCTAAAAAAAAACAATGCTAATACGGTGTTTAATAATTTGTCAGAACTTTCACCCAAAGTAGGGAAAACAGGTTTTTTTACGAATGGAAATGCCGTAGAATTTCAGGAGGCAGTCGTTGAATCTGGTTCTGATAAATTATCTGTACGTTTTTATAATCAATGGAATCCGATTCAGGTTACAAGACCGACAACGGCAATCAAACAGAGAATTGAAGTTGTACATTATAGGGATGGAAATGTTGTTGCAATTTATAAGTTGAATGAAAAGAGTAGCAAAAGTTTAAAAAATGCTGAAAAAAATTATCACGAAATGCTTAATGAATGGAAAAAAGCAACACATCAAAAAACGATATTCTTGAGATGATGAAAAAGGAGAAAATGAAAGGTATGGGTGGTAGAGGGAGTTCTAGTGGGGTTAGCGTTAAAGGAAAAGCCTATGGAACGGAATACACGACGTTACATGAATCTGGAAATATAAAATTTGTCAGGTATAATGATTCGAAGTCGTCAAAAACTCCAATAGAAACAATGACAAATAGGCGAGTATACGTGACAATAGATAACAGGGATAACATATCTGCAATTACGTATTATGATGAAGAAAATAAAAGAAGTAAGCAGATTGACTTGATGCATCCACATAAGAACATGATACCTCATACGCACCACGGATATCTGCATAATGAAAATGACGGGGCGAAAGGTGCCGCAAATTTAACACCGAAAGAAAAACGAATGGTTGAAAGTGTAACAGACAAATGGTACAATAGAAGAGGCAAATGATCGTATAGGGTGAGTACGCCTTGATAGAGGAGGCTCCGGTTGAAATCCGGATATTTGCTGAAAGAGACTCAGAAATGGGTCTCTTTTTTATGCACAAAAAAGGAGGATATATGGGCGGACGTGGAAGCAACAGCAATTTAGGCGGAGGTTCTGGCAGCGGACTGAAAACAACTGGGCTTGATGTAACGCATAACGGTGAAACAACCAGATATTATTTCACGAGCAAAGATGGTCAGAATTACTACCAGAGGGGAATCAGCGGAACACCAGAGCCAACGCCTCTGAATATGTCTGCAAAAGAGTTCCGGCAAAGAGTAGAATCCAACGGAGCCACAACAAAAGCTGTTTCAAATGCAGAGTATAAAAAAGCCGAAAAAGCTTATCAGAAGGAAAGAGACAGCAGACCGGATTATGAGCTTGGTATAGGATTGAAAGATAACAGTGCATACAGAAGAACAGCACGGAAAAACCGAGTTATGAACCGGGTAATGAAACGAAAGTAATGACAAGGAGGTGGCATAATGGCTACGAAAAAGGCGGTCGGACGGCCACCAAAATATAAATGCAAGGAAGAAATTGAAGAAAAAATCGACGCATATTTCAAAGAATGTGAAGGTGAATTACTGAGAGATGGCAACGGAGAACCGGTAATGGACAAATTCGGTCATCCGATAACGATAAACAGCAGGCCGCCTACCGTGACAGGATTGGCTCTTGCACTGGGTTTTACGAGCAGGATGGCATTGCTTAACTACCAGGCTAAGAAAGAGTTCGTTGACACGATAACGCGTGCGAAGAGCATGGTGGAAGCATACACGGAGCAACGTCTTTTTGATCGTGATGGTGCAAATGGTGCACAGTTCAGCCTGAGAAACAATTTCAAGGGCTGGAACGAACGGCAGAGGACAGAACTGGATGAAGCAGAGCAGAAAGCGAGAATCGAGCAGCTGAAAGCTCAGACGGATCTGATCAAGGCGAAAGCCCAGACAGATGACGAAACAGAAGCCGCTGATGATGGATTCTTAGAGGCACTGAAAGGAACAGCCGCAGAGGACTGGGCAGATGAAGAAAACTAAGCAGTATTTCCATTTCCAGCCGTTTTCCAGGAAACAGCGGCAGGTTCTTAACTGGTGGACAGAGGAATCGCCCGTAAAGGACTGTGACGGAATTATAGCGGACGGAGCAATCCGTTCGGGAAAAACAGTCAGTATGTCACTTTCGTTCGTCCTGTGGGCAATGAGCAGCTTTCAGGGGCAGAACTTCGCCATGTGCGGTAAGACAATCGGTTCTTTCAGACGAAACGTTTTGTTCTGGTTGAAATTAATGTTGAAATCAAGAGGTTATCGTGTTTCGGATCACCGAGCAGATAATCTTGTTGTCATCTCGAAAGGTGACGTCGAGAACTATTTCTACATATTCGGTGGAAAAGACGAACGATCACAGGATCTTATCCAGGGAATTACTCTGGCAGGTGTGTTTTTTGACGAGGTTGCACTAATGCCGGAGTCCTTCGTCAACCAGGCGACCGGACGATGTTCCGTGGATGGTTCAAAATTCTGGTTCAACTGTAATCCGGATGGCCCGTATCACTGGTTCAAGCAAAACTGGATTGACCAGAAAGAAAAGAAAAACCTGATCTATCTGCATTTCACGATGGATGATAACTTAAGCTTGTCAGAAAAAGTGAAAATCAGATACCGGGGAATGTATTCCGGCGTATTCTATCAGCGGTATATTCTTGGATTGTGGTGCATGGCTGAGGGTATCATCTATGATATGTTCGACAAGACGAAACATATCAAAAACATTCTATCGTTCTGTGACCGCCTGCTGCCGTCAGGCCGCTATGTATCGTGCGACTACGGTACGCAGAATGCAACGGTATTTCTGTTGTGGAACAAGGGTACAGACGGTGTCTGGTACTGCATCCGGGAATATTATTATTCCGGCAGAACAGAGGGGAAGCAGAAAACAGACAGTGAGTATGCAGACGATTTGGAAAGCTGGTTGGAAGAAACGAAAATCAAGGGAATTATCGTGGATCCATCTGCAGCATCATTCATTGCAGAGTTGAGAAAACGAGGATACAAAGTGGTCAAAGCGAAGAACAACGTAGAAGATGGCATTCGTGTTGTAGGAACGAAGCTGAACCAGGAAGCAATCATATTTGCAGATTCCTGTGTAAATACCATTCAGGAATTTGGCTCGTATATCTGGGATGAAGCGGCAGCAGCACATGGAGAAGACAGACCGGTAAAAGAACATGATCACGCAATGGATGCATTACGCTATTTTGTATACACAATTTTGAATAATCAAACAGCAATCATCCGGAGTAAGCGAAAAGCGGGATTCCATTAAGAGAGGACGGTGAGAAAATATGCATGTTTTTACAATACCTGCGGATAAGTGGGATGAAACAAATCCGGACAAGCAGGCAATCAGGCATCTGATCATGAAACATAGAAGGGGCTATGATCGTCTGAAAAGCCTGAAAAATTATTATGAAGGAAAGCATAAGATTCTGGACGAAGACCGGGAAAACAGGCTGGTATGCAATCATGCGAAAGATATCGCAGATACAGCCAGCAGCTATTTCATCAGCAATCCGGTCAGTTACAAAAGCCCGGATGATATCGCAGCACTTACAGATGCCCTGGAACACGCCGGGGCGGATGAAGTGGACGGTGACAACGGCCTTGACCTGTCTGTATATGGCAGGGCGTACGAGTACATATACACCAAGCAAGGCGAAACAGAACTGACGATCAAGAATCTGCCGCCTGAGAATACATTCCTGGTATACGATGACACCATAGAGCAGAACGAGCTTTTTGGTGTCTATTATTATGCCAGAATTGACTCCACAGACCGCACGAACATTACATATGTTGCAACTGTACTGACACAGAATTACAAGTACGTGCTGGACATTCAGAACATCCAAGAACCACAGGCTCTGACCGAGCAGCCAGAGGCACATTTCAAGGGAGAAGTGCCGCTGATCGAATACCAGAACAATAAGCTGGCGTTGGGTGACTATGAGTTACAGATCCCGCTGATTGATGCTTACAATGTGCTGATGAGCGACCGTGTGACCGACAAGGAGCAGTTCGTGGACGCAATCCTTGCATTGTACGGCACGTTACTTTCCGATGAGGAAATGGACCAGGACGGAGACCAGAGTATTGGAGAGAAAGCCATGCAGCACTTGCGAAAGGAAAAGCTTCTGGAACTTCCTTCGGATGCGAGAGCAGAATATCTCACACGCACGTTCGATGAAAATGGCGTAGAGATCCTGAAAAGGGCAATCGAGCAGGATATCCACAAATTTTCCCACATTCCGTGCATGACAGATGAAAGTTTTGGTGGCAATGTAAGTGGTGTTGCGATGGAATTTAAACTGCTTGGTATGGAAAATATCACAAAAATCAAAACCCGGTATTACAAGAAGGGACTGAGAAAGAGGCTGAGGATTTTCGCAAACTTCCTGAATACACGTTCAGGGATCCACATTGATACAGCTGGAATTGTACCGGTATTCACGCGTGCGATGCCGAAAAATCTGCTGGAAATCTCACAGATTGTTTCTAACCTGTGGGGAAAAGTCAGCCGCAAAACACTGCTTTCACAGGTGCCATTCGTGGATGATGTAGAAAGTGAGTTGGAAGCAGTCGAAGAGGAAGAACAGGAAGCGGTCAAACGGCAGCAGGAAATGTTCGGAAATCAGCCCAATACGCCATTTTCTCCCGAAGATGATACGGATGGTCAAAAGGATGTAGAGAACGGAAATGACAAAGAATGAGAAGTACTGGCAGGCAAGGACAGCACAGCGGATGTGGGAACATATGCAGAGTGCAGAAGAAACGGCTGACCAGGTAGCCAAAGTCTATGCCAAAGCATCCTTGTACCTGAGCAGGGAAATGCAGGATATCTTCAAGAAGTATGTGGAGAAACACCATCTGACGGAAAAAGAAGCATTACAGCTTTTGAATACATTGAGGGATCGCACTTCTATCGAAGAACTGCGTCAGAGGTTGCAGAGTAGCAGCCAAAAGCAAGAGATTGCAGATCTGCTTGCAGAATTGGAAGCTCCGGCATACCAGGCACGCATACAGAGGTTACAAGAGCTGCAAACGCAGATAGATCTTGTCATGCAGCAGGTCTATAAACAGGAGCAGGCGATTACAACGGCTCATTATATCCAGCTGGCAGAAAAGGCATATAATCAGTCAATCTTCGACGTTCAGCAACGAACCGGGTTCGGATTTTCATTTTCCCATATCGACCAAAAGCAAGTTGACAAGGTATTGAAAAGTAAGTGGTCTGGCATGAATTACTCCGAGAGAGTCTGGAGAAATACCAGGGCAGTTGCCCAGGAAGTGAAAGAAGCCCTGCTCGTGAACCTGATCACAGGCAGAACAGAAAGAGAGACAGCAGAAATGCTGACGAAAAAATTTGCCGGTGGATCCAGTAAGGCAAGAAGGCTGATCAGAACAGAAAGCTGTTATCTGTCCAACCAGCTCGAAATGGAATCCTACAAGGAATGTGGAATTGATAAGTACCAGTATCTTGCGACACTGGATCTTCGAACATCGGAGATCTGCCGGGAACTGGACGGAAAAGTATTCCTTGTGAAAGATCAGCAGCCGGGAAAGAATTGCCCGCCCATGCACCCATGGTGCAGATCGACAACAATCGCTATCATAGGCGAAAAGATGTTGGAGGGAATGAAGAGAAGGGCAAGAGATTCGGTAACCGGGAAGACCTATCTTGTACCAGCGTCTATGAACTATAGAGAATGGTATGCGAAATATGTTAAGAGCGATGGCAAAACGGTTGCAAAAGAGGCTGGTTCTGATATAATAATATCAGGAGCAAGGATTACAGATATATTCAGCGAAGAAGCAGAAGAATTTGCTGAAATGTATTATGAAGAGATTCGGAGCTTTTCAACAGATGCAAAGAAGATTGCCAATAATCTTAACAAAGCTGAATCAGACATAAGAAAAATAAAAGCATATTTATTCGAAGATGATTCGTACTTTGATTCGGATACTGGCAAGCATAGACGATTCGATCCAGATTGTGCGATTGCACAAAGCTGGCAGAGGCTTATGATCGGGAAAGATATAAAACCACATGATAAGACCTTGATAGAACATGAGCTTCTTGAAATGAAAATCAAAGAGGAAAATCCAACCACGGAACACTGGAAGGCACATGAAATGGCCGCGAAAGCGTATGATTACCCGAAGGAGGCTGA